AACCGGAGCAACAGGAGCCACAGGCGCAACGGGTGCAACAGGAGCAACAGGAGCCACAGGTGCGACTGGTGCAACTGGAGCCACAGGAGCCACAGGAGCAACTGGAGCCACAGGAGCCACAGGTGCTACGGGAGCCACAGGAGCGACTGGTGCCACAGGCGCAACAGGTGCAACCGGAGCCACTGGTGCTACGGGAGCCACAGGAGCAACAGGTGCTACGGGAGCCACAGGAGCGACTGGTGCTACGGGAGCCACAGGAGCGACTGGTGCTACGGGAGCCACAGGAGCGACTGGTGCTACGGGAGCCACTGGTGCTACAGGAGCGACTGGTGCTACGGGAGCAACAGGTGCAACGGGAGCAACAGGAGCTACTGGTTCTACTGGTCCCACAGGTTTAGGATATGAAACACAAGATGGTTATGCTATGGCATCATCATTAGCTTCGGGTGCAAGTGGTCAATTCACAGGCATCTTATGGAACGGCCAAGATGACTTGTATCATTTTATATCCTTAAATTATATGGTTTCAACAGGAGGAACACCAGGAGGAACCGACACAGATGGAATTGCAGGAACCTTGAAATTTGCATATTATGCAAACATAGGTGGACCACCTACTTTATATCCATCGAATTCCAATACTGCTATTAATTTGTATACTGATGGTGCTGGTTCTACAACATATATCTACCCAGGAATTACTGGAAGTGCTCTTGGTACAACAGGTATTGGCTTGTTCATTTATAATTATAGTGGTTCAAGCTTTACATACACTTTGGGTAAGATTATCTACTCTGATACAACTAATGCAACTACCAATTAAACCAATGCATAGGAATTTCGAATAAAATAAACACAAAAATATAAATGTAAAAATATAAAAACATAAAAAACTTGGCGCCCCCCCAAAAAAATATTTTTCGTTTTTGTGCGCGCGGAACACGAAAAAAATGCCGAATTTTCGTGCACGAATAAAAAACATAAAAATAAAATCAAAACTAACAAATAAAACACAATGCAATCCATAATAAATAATTTTTTTTCCCAAAATAATATAGGATTATTGTGGGATATTATTAGCGATGAATATCAACTGCAACAACATGCCAAAAGTAAAACAGTACAAAATTATACACAGGGTATTCGCAACATTTTTAACGCACAACTAGAAAAATTCAAAACAGAATACCCCCAAACACCCGACCTTTTAACTTGGAACAAAACTTTTTTGTTTAAACTAAATACGGCCATTCAAAATTATTATCCCGAAATTCGGGACTATTTAAATAAAACAAAAATCCAAATTATTGAAGACGACAAATTTCCAATTACAAGCACAACAATCCAACAAACCAATCTCAATTCCAAACCTAATTCCAATTCTAATCCCAATCCCAATCCTATTTTGCACCAAGATATTCAATCACAACGCCGACAACAATTTAATAACCAACTCCAAGAACAACAAGATAACTTTAACAGTATGATGCACACAGCCGCACCTCCTCCTGAGATTGATTTTACAGACAAAAATACAAATCAATTCAACGCAGATACAGATGGTGCAGAGACAATTGCCGAGCAATTTGCCCGAACTTTGGCTGAACGAAATTACGATCCACTGCCGTCATCATTAGCAACGCAAAAGGTTGAAAAAAATAAAGATGAAAAACCAAACGCAGAAATACAACCAGAAGCAAAATTAAAACCAAAAAAGAATAAATTATATCAAGAAAAAACAGCCACAATCAATGAAAATCATAATCAGGTGATTGAATATGATATTCTAAAAGAAGAAAATGAAAAAAATGAAGAAAAAGAAGAAAAAGAAGAAAAAGAAGAAAAAGAAGAAAAAGAAGAAAAAGAAGAAAAAGAAGAAAAAGAAGAAAAAGAAGAAGGCAAAAAAAGCAAAGAATATAATAAAAACAACAACATCATCACGAACAATGCAAATAAAAATATTCTTTTCAATCTTTTGCAAATGATGCAACAAATGACAAAAGAAATTCAAACAATACACGAAAAAATTGATAATATAGACCAGAAAATAAATGGTTTGACTAACAAATAATAAATAAAATATCTAAGGCACAGCAATAGACACTTCATTTCCCGCGTAATAACCCGTATTTACCAAAGCTTCGGTGTATTTCTGTCCGCCCCAATTCGGGTCCATCGGGTTATCGCTATACAGCATATTCGCTTCTGAATTTTTAATTTGGTCCAAGGGCGTGATGGAACCCTGATAATAACTGGATTGGTCATATGCGGGATAGCTTTCCATGTTGTATTCGCCGTCCTGACGAGAAGCGTCGACCAAGGGAGTAAAACGCAGAGGCAACGGCACAGGAGTAGCAGGAGGTAATCCAGCCTGAGGTTCCGATACACTTGGCCGAACTTTATATACGCGTTCGCCCTGAGCATTGTAGGTATTTTGGACGTATAAAACGGGACAGCGAATACCCGCACTACGTTGCCACTCTAAAAATTCGGTGTACTCTTCCAAATTATTAAAGGTGATGGGATTAACACCTGGAACTTCCGCCAAAGTTGTATTATATAAATAAAATTTGGCACCTTTTTGAATGAGTAAATTAGGGCATCGATTGGTAGCATCCACTCTTCCCAGCTCTCCATTATCCATATTTGTTAGGCCTTCCACTTGCACTTTGCTCTTATGCGACTTTGTATTGGAATAAATAAAGTAAAGACCACCTAACAAACCAATAATGCTTACCATGATAATTGGTTTTTGCATGTTATTCATTTTGTTGTATTATATGGCGATTATCGATAAATTAACGATTGTTTATATAATGCAACAATTTATTTTTGACCGACATTTCTTATTTTCGACATTTCTTGTTATTTTTAGACTGATATTTTTTATATTGAGATTGATAAAAATCTTCCCAATGGATGGAATTATTATGGACTATGATTATTCCTATAATGCCAAGCAAAAGATAATAAATTAAACAATCATTGTTAGTTTTGCAAAAAGTGCGTGCTAAATAATCACTTACTCCAAACATGCAAATACCAATAAATATCCAACCGAATTCAGGCATCCATTCAACCGTTTTCATACTATGCTGTATTGTTTGTTCTTTGGAACCCTTTTTTCTTTTATTTTATAGCAATAAGAAAATGAAAATCTAACAAAAATAAAAATAAAACCAATCCAAAAATACCCCTAAAAAATAATCCAAAAATAATCTAAAAATAATCTAAAAATAAATAAAAGGAAAAACAAACGAAATATAATATATAAATAAAGAAAAACAAAAAGAAAGAAGCACAATGAGTAAATTCAATGTAAATACTAATCACCCGCTCATTCCAAATGCCAACCAATATCTAAATGAACAATCTTATGTATCCATTCATTCGCAAGACCGCGACATTATCAAATATCCTAATTCGGCTGAATTTGAAATTGAGCTTCCGCAGGATTATTTAAACGTTCAATCGTTGTCTTTGGCTAATTGGTCTTTTCCCTCAAACTACAATGTCTTTTCCGATTTCAATGCTAACCGAAAAATGGTGTTTCAATTTTTGTCTGTATATGACCCCAGCGAACATAGCGTGGGACCAGGTCTTACACAACATATTCACAATATTTTAGTAGCGAATTTAGACCACTTGTTTGTGATTACGATTGAAGAAGGATATTATACACCCGAAGCGATGGCTTCCGAATTGCAGAAAAAATTCAATTCCGCCGTGAATTATTTTTTGATTGATAAAGACCCTTCTTTAACTGATGATTTATTTGTGGGCGACAATGGTTACAGCGCCTTTAAAATTATATACAATGATGTTCAGCAAAAGTTGTGGTTTGGAAATGAGCGTGATTCATTTCAGTTGGTTAATGATGCTCTTATTTTTGGAAGTGAAGAATATTTAGACACACGCTGTGCGCGTCGCAATGTGCTTCCCGAATATACGAACTGGGGATTACCTGGTTATCTGGGTTTTACTCGTTGCACTGAAATCGCCGTTGCACCTGAATACAGCCATCAATTGGTGCAAACCGACTCTAATGTCGCTCCTTACACACCAGCCACAGGCGAATCATTAATTATTGTTCCGCGTTTGTATTCTAGCGACTTGATGTTTTATACAGAGGCTGATGGAACTCCCATCACAAAATATGACAATGGGAAACCGGGAATGTGGCTTTTACCCAACAAAGACTTGCCGGGTTCAAAAGTATTTTTCCTGAAAACGCCTATGAAAATTAATCTAATGGGGCCGGCCTATTTTTATTTGGAATTAGAGGGATATAATTGCATTGACGAAACATCGCCGTATAATTTATCCAAATTCACCACAACCACTAATCGCACCAATGGAGTTGTTAATGCATCTTTTGCGAAAATATCCATTCCTACAACACCCGTGTCGCAGTGGTATGACGACTCATCGCCTTCTTATAAGTGGTTTAATCCGCCTGCCGAACGAATTCGCAAATTAAAGGTAAAACTGCGTTATCATAACGGACAAATGCCTGAAATGGGTAATTTTGATTATTCTTTCATGCTTCAATTCAATATGTTGCGACCGCAGATGGAACGAAAATCCAGCGTGTTTAGTGTAAATGGTTAAATGTTCCAAAACAAAACCAAAACAAAAAACAAAAACAAAATAAAGTGTAAAAATAGAAATAAGATGATTTCTATTTTTAAAAATAACAACATATGGGCCATTGTATTTTTCGCTTTTATCGCTCTTGTTAGTTGGCGTATTTATACAACATCAGACGCATATAATTTAAAATGTGTGATTTCAAATGTGGATGGAAACACATATTGCGTCCGCGAACGCGACCAACTTCATAAAGCAGCGGATTTATTTGCCAAAGTCGCTGATAAATGTAGCGACCTCGTGAAATATGTAGGAAAAAAATATCCCGATAACCCCGCCGTGGGAAGATTAGTGGAGAATTTTGACCCGACCACCTTTTGCGAAACTCTACCGACCTCTGAATTCACGGCATATAGCGAAAATAAAGGCGATAAAATCGCCATGTGCCTAAACCGGAAGTCCAAAGAAGATACAGAAAAGCACATGATAGGATTACACACTTTAACTTTTGTAGCTATTCATGAACTGGCCCACATTATGACGGTGCAAGAAAATCATCCCATTCAATTCTGGGAGAATTTTAAGTTTTTACTTGAAAACGCCAAAGACGCCAACATTCATTTTCCTCAGGATTACGCCAAAAATCCACAAGAATACTGCGGAATGACGATTAATGACAATCCATATTATGATATGTAATGTTGCTGTTGCTGTTGCTGCCGCAGTTGCGACATTTCTAAAAATAAAATGAAATTATTAGGTGCATTATATTTTTATCACATCGGGTCAAGCAAGTATAATTATTCTAATGCGACATGTGTTGTTTTAAAAAGTGATAATTGCGGTTGCTAAATCCTTCTTCCACATTGGGGCTAACATCATCAGACGACTGAGATGATGGCACAGGCAATTGATTAGACGATTTTGCCTGTAAAGACTGGCGAATAGCTTCCTTGTCAACACCCTCGGCCTTGGCTGCAACAGCATCCTTTTTATCCTTCATTTCCTTTTTCTTGGCGTCCAAAGCTTCCTGCTGTTCAGGTGTTAGATTTGCCTTTGCTTCATCCTTTTTTGCCTCGACATCCGCATCTGTCATGCCTTCAATAACGTAAAATTCCTTGCTTCGGTGTTTCATGTAGATGACAAAAAGAACTGTCAATATTCCTAAAATAAAGTTTTGATGAGCGAAAAATATGATAAAAAGCACAATAAAAAATCGTCCCCAAGCGCTGTCAAAAATTTGCTGAATAAATAATCGCGGAGAAAGGTAAGAGATTACAACTAACAAAACAAATAAAAAAATAAGCGGACAAACGTCCATTTTTTTAGTGAAATGTTTGACCGAAGGAAGCATATTCATTTTCATTTTTGCTTTACTTTCACTTCACCTTTTTTATCTTTGTTAGTTTAAGCATATATTTTTTCTGTTGTAAAAAAGAAAAAAAATGATAAAACAAAATGATAGAATAATAAAAAATAAAAACGTCCAAATAATAAATAAGAAAACAACGTGATATGTGCGATAACGAAAACGAAAATAAATCAGTGTCAAATCTGCATCTAAATGTTAATGTTCAATGCTGTTTCTGCGGTCCAGTTCGTCAATGTGGTCCTTATTTGCACGATGTTATGCAAAATATAAAAAAAATAGGTTCACATTTATTCGGCACCAAATATGCCGTTATCATTTTTTACGATAAATCCAATGATAATTCTTTGGCAGTTTTAAAAAAATGGAAAGAAAAATGGCTCAAATACGGAATTATGATGCATCTTTTTATTAATCCCGCGACCACTTTATTACCCTATCGCACTCATCGCATTGCTCTTGCACGCAACAAATGTGTAGATATTATTCACAATAAGTATCCTCAGTGTCCTTATTTTGCAATGATGGACTTTGATTCACCCAACAGCAAACCGTGTCGTAATGTAGAAAAATTAGACAAGTATTTTGATAAAGACCGATTGTTAAACAGATGGGATGCTCTTTCTTTCCAAACATCGCCTCAATATTACGATATTTGGGCTCTTTCTATTCCTCCATTTAGTTTTAGTTATAATCACTTTCCTAACAATGTCCGTTATTACGGAATTATTCAAAAATATGTCAATAAACGACTGGCTACTACTACTTCATTAGTTTCCTGTATTTCAGCATTCAATGGCTTTTCCTTTTATAAAACTGCAAAATTTCGCGGTTGTAGATATGCGGGGAGCATTGGTGCATCAATTCAGTGTAGTCGGAAGTCGTGGATAAACGACCATAAACGTGCGACCAGGTCTTCATCACTCGTATTTATTGATTACGGAAATGTAAATGGAAAACAAGAAGATTGCGAACATCGCCCATTTCACATGCAAGGAATTAATAGACATAATGCCCGAATTCGCATTTCGCCGGAGATTATTTTTGGTTGATATCTAACAAAAGTAAAAATATGAAAATTGGAAATCATGATTTTCATATTTTTTTATTAAAAAATAAAAATGAAAAATTTATTAATACAATCCCTCCTATATAACGCTTCAATAACTTGAATATGTCTGCAAACACTATACCCGCCTTCTTGAAGGCTTTGGCCACTTTGGCTACCGAGGAGAAGAAGAAGAAGAAGAAAGCTGATGAAAAGAAGAAAGCTGATGAGAAGAAGAAAGCCGCCGAGGAGAAGAAGAAAGCCGCCGAGGAGAAGAAGAAGAAAGCTGATGAGAAGAAGAAAGCTGATGAGAAGAAGAAAGCTGATGAGAAGAAGAAAGCTGATGAGAAGAAGAAAGCTGATGAGAAGAAGAAAGCTGATGAGAAGAAGAAAGCTG